ATATAAACGCCATTAGCAGTCTTAAAGCCGACAAGGTCGGATTTAGATGACTGCGAATTGAACGACTGTGCCGAAAACTGCAAGCCAAGGGCTTGTGACGCTTTCTCTGCAATCGTTGTCTTACCAGTGCCAGCACTGCCCACCATGAAGATGTTCCGCTTTTTCTGAAGAATCTTCAGAACACTGGGGAATTGTGCATGTTGAATCCCCTCCAATTTGCGAACCTCGCCACTTGGTAGGTGAATTTCATTCACCACAGGACGAACCAACCGAACCGCTTCGGACAGATTCACTAGGTCGGCTTTCACAGAATCAAGATTCTGTGTCATAACCGATTCCGCAATCTCGGTGACAGCATCCTTGTCAATGCCTAAAGGCATTGTGGCAAGCAAATTCTGCACCATTGTGGCGATGACAGCATCCAATGACGAACCGCTAGGTGCAGTAGCCTTAATAGATGTGGCTACCGTAGGTGTAGTCGGGATTGGTGCTGGTGTCGGTGGCACCTCACGCTTCGGCTGTGGTGTCGGAATCGGTGAACCGTCCAAAGCACTATTCACAACAGCCTTGATTTCATCAAGGGACTTGTGCATCGGTGTACCATTCCAAGTCACTTTCATAAAGGTCCCAACCTTTATGAGTTGATTCTTGTCCATATTTCGTACCGAAATCGTAATCTCGGCACCGCTAGGATATTTCACCGTAGCGGTCTTATTCGTCCTATCAACAGATAGGACAGTCGGGGCTGGTCTTGCTGGCATGTTTACCTCCATGCTTATATGAATGGCTGTCCGTTCACGGACATCTAATGTCACAATCGGGATTGATTATGACCACCATAGCGGAAAGGCAAGGAATTGAACCTCGCTACAACCACAAGCACTCTAGAGCATAATGCTCGTCCATACTTGCGGTTGGCACACTGCCTGTGTGCTTACCGTGACCTCGTGAACATGAACATTCAATCACAAGGACATTGCATGACAATTAGGCGTAATTCCGATTATGCCCACTTTCGTACTCTACACAGCATCCTCGTGGATTGCCAATCCAACGCTTACTAGCAACGCTACCTCAAATACGACTAGGCAAACATAACCTACAGATTATCCGCTAATCATCCAAGTCGGACAATGCAAACATACCGCATTGTCCATGCCATTTTACGCCGATATCCGATTATCACTCGGACTCACTAGGCTACCCTATGGCTCCAACCGCATCCCGTTCCGAATGACGAACGCCATTCGGTGACTGCAAGTGTGGCGGATTGATTCGTGTTGCTCAATCCTGTCGTACCGCTTACCGCCAATTGCCCTAAGCATCTAGGGGACGATATGCCGTTGCCGACCCCAACATAATGACAGCACCGAAAACAAATTGCAAGCACCAATTGACACGCCGAATTTTCACGGGTGTTCCATGTGCATAATGCCTACGCAAGAATCACACGCCAATTCCGCATGTTGGCAAACCGTCATATACCCAACGGTAACTTACCCTCGGTTCTCACCTTGCGTCATGCACGGGTCATAACGGGTCATTATGCGTGCGTGAAGCGGATACCCGACATAATCGTGGTCATAATCCCATAATAATAGGCACTATATTGAACCATATATGCCCCTACAGTTTCCTAGCCACGAATGCACACATGGGGGGCGCATGGGGGGGTACGCACCCGTCTACATTTAATATTAAAAGGGGGCATGTCCGATGCGTTATGGATATAAACGGGGGGACTGTCCACGCCATAATGGGGGTGGGGGTGTTTTTTAAAGGAGTCCCTTATTGTATATGGTGTGTTATATGATTTGGCTGGTTCCCTTGGGTTTGAACCAAGACTTTACGGATTAACAGTCCGTTGCACTGCCAGTTATGCTAGGAACCAATAGTTATATATCTAGCAGTCCCATGCTCGTCTTGCTTTGTTTAGACGGCTGTTGGGGTTTTTGGCTGCTTTCGGAAACATTTTTGCTTGACCAGCCGACCTAGCACAGTACGATTTGCGTCTCGCTGCGGCTTTGGGTGATTTTGCTGCCTGAGATTTTTTGACGGGTGGTTTAAGAGTACCTTTTGTGTATGAAGCACGACCTCGTGCATTAAGCCCTCCATTGGGATTTTTGCCTTCTTTCCTTGTCCATGCTGGTGTTTTATTTGCCATAATATAATGCCTGATGATTATGAATTATTTCAGCCATTTTTGTGGCTTCTTCTGGGGTCATAAACTTTCCTAAATGTTTTCCTGTAGCATTATATTGTTGGATTGCTTCTTGGTCGCTCAGTTGTGCTGGGCGACCATTCTTTACACCTATTGTTGGTAATAGAATTTCTTTGCCGTTTATGTTTACTGACATTGAACGAACTGTTGATATGCTACCATCTGGTTGACGGAACCGAGGACGATTGAAAAGGTCTATGTTGCCACTGTAACCTTTTGGTTTTTGCGTAGGTTTTGGGGGTTTAGGTATTTTCATTATCTTTCCTTTATGTCCACGCTAAACTAGAGGGAAACTTTCTGTAAGAAAGTTTTATCCTTTGTTCTGTTATCCAGTATAGCACCTACGCTCACGCTCGGTGCAACCTAGTTATCCTTCCCCCCTCCGTAGGTTCCCCCCATCAATGTTCCCTCCGTTCCCTAGATAGAACAATCCACCCATTAGCATGGACAGCAATCCAATGCTAGATGACCGTCAACAAAAATTCTTGGAATGGCTATGCACCCCACCAAACGGTAGAGTACCATCATCCGAAAAAAACTATGCGCTACAAGAATCCATGGACGACTCCACCCTAAGACGATGGAAGAAAAAACCGTCATTCAAGGCTGCGTGGGAAAAGAAAGTGTCAGAACTTCAACAGTCCCCTGAACGAACCCAAAAACTATTAGACAACCTGTATGAGCGTGCCCTCAGTGGGGACAACAACTCCGCCAAACTATACCTTCAGGCAACAAACCGTTTAGCACCAATGCAAGTGAATGTTGAACACAGCCAAAAAACCTCGGAAATCACTGACGCAGAACTGGATGCTCTTATAGCGTCAGTCGCTCATTCTGAAATTGAGTCCCGTAAGGAACAGAAACAGTTATAAATGAGTAGGTTGATTGAATGTCCAACTTGTGGTTGTGAGTATCCTCCTGAGGCTACTCGTTGGCTTTGCCCACAATGCGGATATAAAGATTCCTGTTGCGAGGGTGAACCTAGAAAAATGAAGGATTTATATTAATGGCTGTACCTAGCACACAAAATTTAACTATCACCAGAGGCGATACCGAAGTCGTTGTTATCACTATGAAAAATTCGGCTGGTGTTGCCATCAACATTACTGGTCGCACCTACTTGGCGCAAGTTCGCCTGACCAAGGATTCTGGGTCTATCGCTGCTGCGTTCACTTGCGCAATCACTAACGCTGTTGGCGGTGAGGTTACTTGTACGATGTCGGCTGTCTCTAGTGCTGCTTTGGCTGCTGGCAAATATTATTGGGATTTTCAAGAAACCAATGCTGGTGTTGTTTCCACTATTCTCGCTGGAAGTGTTACTGTCCTCGCAGATGTAACAAGGTAATTATGGCTGTAACCAATGTTGTTGTTACTATCACTGAGTCAACAAGCAATTTTTTAAACACCCCTACGGTGGGTAACCAGAACATTACTGTTAGTCGTGGCGATATTATTAGTGGTACTGTCCGTACAGCGGACATTACACTTATTTCTTCAGCGGCTTTCGGTCCCAAGGGCGAAACTGGTGCAACTGGTGCAACAGGCGCTACGGGTCCTATTGGTTTAACTGGTCTTACGGGTGCTACAGGTGCGGCAGCAACAATTGCTGTTGGTACTGTTTCTGCTGGAACAGCAGCAGTTGTCAACTCTGGTACTAGTGCCGCAGCAGTTTTAGATTTCACTTTGCAAACTGGAGCCACAGGAGCAACTGGTCCTACAGGTCCAACAGGACTTACTGGTCCTACGGGTCCAACGGGTGCTACGGGCGCTACAGGGTCTACAGGAGCAACAGGTCCGACTGGTCCACAAGGACCAATCGGTGTAACAGGTTCTCAAGGCATCCAAGGTGTTCAAGGACCAACAGGGGCTACAGGTCCAACTGGTGCAACAGGTCTTACTGGTAACAGTGGTTTAGACGGGGACCGTTATCACACTACATCTACTACTACTTTGACAATTGCAAGTGCTGGTACCATAACTTTGTATACGGTTGATTTGCACCTAGATTATTCCACGGCTCAGACTCTCATTATTGCTAATAGTTTAAGTAACCATATGCACGGAGAAGTTGTGTCTTATAATCAGACAACTGGTGCTTTGGTTATTGATTTAAATAAGAAAACTGGTTCTGGAACTTTTTCTTCTTGGGAAATAAACCTTGATGGTGCTGTCGGTATCCAAGGTATTCAAGGTGTTACGGGTGCGACAGGTGCTACTGGCGCACAAGGACCTCAAGGTATTCAAGGTATTCAAGGTGATATTGGTGTGACTGGTCCAACGGGACCGACTGGACCTACGGGTGCAACTGGAGCAACAGGTTCCATTGGACCTACTGGTGCCACAGGTGCTACAGGACCTGAAGGTGGCACAACAACACTCACAACAAAAGGTGACATCCTAACTAGGTCTAGTAGTGGGTTGGCACGACAAGGTGTTGGAACTAACGGATATTTTTTGAAGGCTGATTCTGCTGAAACAACTGGTTTGATTTGGGCAACCATCCCCAGCGTATCCATTTTGGATGATGTTGGCGATGTAACAATCACTAGCGCTACTTCGGGTCAGGTTTTACAATGGAATGGTAGCGCATGGATTAACGCTACTGTTAGTTCAGATGTTATGACCGACACTAGGAACGCAGCACTAATATTAATGGACATAGGGGCTTAATATGGCATCAGGAGACAGAATTGAATCTAGGTTGGGTGGACCAACACAGTTGGGTACAACTACAACAACTATTTGTACGGCGGCTGCTGGCATCACTGAGGTTATTAAGCAGATTGTTATTTGTAACACGGATACGGTTGACCGTACTGTTACTTTGGCTATTGGTTCTGCTGCTACGGCAGCGAACCGTTTGATGTCTGGGTTGCCTATTGGTGCGAATGATGTGATGGTTTGGGATACGGCACTGGTGTTGTTGACTGGTGAAACCTTGCAGGGTTTGTCGGATACGGCTTCTAAGGTGACGGTTACGGTTGTCGGTTGGGAAAAGACCAACTAGTTATGGGTTTGTCTGTCGGTTTGGGTAATGTGACTCAGGTGCCTGCTGGCATTGTGTCGGCGTTTGCTGGTGTCACTGCTCCTTCTGGCTGGTTGATGTGTTACGGACAGGCTGTTTCTCGTACAGAGTATTCTGCGTTGTTTACTGCGTTGAATACGACTTATGGTTCGGGTGATGGTTCCACTACTTTTAATATTCCCGATATGCGTGGTCGTGCTATTGCTGGCGTGGACAACATGGGTGGCACTGATGCGGGTCGTTTAAGTATTGCAAATACTTTGGGTACTGCTACTGGTACGGAAACTGTTACTTTAACTTCTGCGGAATCTGGTGTTCCAGCACACGCTCACGCAAACACGGTAACAAATAATGCTGTTACTAGTGGTTCTCATTCTGCGGACCACTCACACACTTTTGGTACTGGTACTGTTTCTGCGGACCATAGTCACCAGTGGGGTTACAGTTTTTTTGGTTATACAGGTGGTGGTTCGTTTGCTGCCGCAGCCAACAGCGGTACTTACAACACTCCAACTAGTGGTATTTCGGCAAACCATACTCACTCTGGAACTACGGCTGGTATGAATGTCGGGCACACTCACTCTGTAACATCCAATGTTTCCATTAGCAATGTTAACAACACTGCTGCTAATGCAGCATCAGCGCATAGTAACATGCAGCCAACAATTGTTCTCAACTACATTATTAAGGCAACTCAATGACTATTTCTGCTACTACACAAGGATTGCGACAGGGCGTTTGCACTTCGTCTAATCGTCCTAGTGTGCCGTTTCAAGGTCAAGTAATTTATGAAACTGACACAACTTTGTCTAAAGTTTGGAATGGTTCTGCGTGGATTGGGTATCCAGTTAATGTTGTACCCCAAACAACTGTTTATGGAAGTGGCAGTGGAACCTATACGGTTCCATCTGGTACAAGATGGTTGTCTGTAAGAATGGTTGGCGGTGGCGGTGGCGGTGCTGCACCATTTAACACTGGTGCCACCAATGGAGTAGGGGGTACGGCTACAACTTTTGGTACAGGTACCGCCAATGGTGGTGCGGCTGGGCAAGTAAATGATGGTGGCGGTTTAGGTGGTACTGCAACAATAGTTACGGGTGCTTCTGGTATTGCAATATCGGGTGGTGACGGCAACCCTGGTGATGCACCGCAAGGCATTGGTAGTTATATGGCTGGTTCGGGTGGTTCTTCTTTTTTTGGTGGTGCTGGCAAAGGTGTAGGTGGTTCCAACTACGCAAGTGGCAC